CTTACGAACAGTTTGGGTTGTCTTGCTCTGGGGTGAGCGGCCAAGATTGTGTATCAGCAACTACGCCAATACCTTTCTCAACCTGCATTTGGATTGCCATTGCAAGTTGGGTAACACTATAGTCGCCACTGGTAGCCTCAACTGTAAATTGGCGAACTACCTCGTCACCTTGTACGAATGGCGCTGTACCATTCTCGTAGATGGTAGAGATTTGAACTACCACCTTTACTGCTTCAGCATCGCGTTTTACAAATGACATTTTGATCTCCTCAGGCAGCGCCTTACGCTGCGACTGGGCGCATCACTGCGGCCAGTTTCGATCTTTATTTTTTATCAGCAATCTTCACTACGTTTGCCAATGCTCTTGCGTGAAGCTTATCTTCGATGGTTTGAGCAGCTACTGTCAATATCTTTGCTCGCACATCGAGATCAGATAATTGTCCTGGCTTCATCTTCGGCGGAGGATTATCCAAAACAAAGTCTATTTTTTTGACTGTTGTTCTAATTGTGGAAGCCACCTCCTGTGCTTGGGCTATTTCAAACTCAATAGTAACCTTTTCCATTGCTACCTCCTTAACTCCACTGCCCATCTTCTTTGCCTTCAACATAGGCAGCATCTACCATCTTCTCAATGGTAGCACACAGTTCCTTGAGTTTCTCTTCTGAGATTTCAAGAATGGCTTTGACAGCCTCAGCTATCAGATTAGCCCTACTTCCTTCTATTTCCATTAACATTTTTATCACCTGGCTGTTTGTTGCTGACCTCGTCAGACGCTGCATTACAGCGTGACTGGAGAGCCTTTTGGGCGCTCCAGTTTCGGTCTTAATAACCCATTAAATCGAGCAGGTTAAGTTGATGTTTGGTAGCTGTTCCGCACTCACGAGCATCGAAAGCAGCGCCCACTGACTCTTCCATACGAAGAGTCCAATTATCTGGACGTGTCTCTATGGTGAGGCGATTACCCCAATCGGAATAATATGAAATACCAACGGCGAATTCTCTCTCAACTCCGCCTACCATGCTGAGAACTCTCTCGCGAGCCTTCTCAAGTGTAGGATAAAGTGAAAGATGACGTCCGTCAGGTGCGCTATTGATAACCAGATATTTTGCCATTCTACAACTCCTAGTTACTGATCTCATCAGGCAACGCCTTACGTTGCGATTGGAACGCTTTGTGGGCGCTCCAATTTCGATCTTCAGTAGCAATTTCTGAGCATTGCTTCGTCAGCCTCGATGCACTCCATAATGCTCTCACGCTCCGCTCTGGAATACTTACGCATGGAGCGCTCAAACAGCATATTTGGAATCGCTTCAGCTCTGCGAACTGAAAGTCCAGTTAATTCTTCAAATATCAGAGCCGGATCTATTCCACAAGAGTTTTGAGCATCGTAATGTCTATCGCCAGTTTTAACCCATTCGCCTAATCCGCTATGGATTGTGACTGGATTACGCGTTGTATCAGTAAAGTAGAATGTAATCTCCGTAAATGAATACGGATCGTGCTTTGGACCTTCAGAACCGCGTCTAACTCTAATCTTTGCCATTTTAACAACTCCTGGTTACTGACCTCGTCAGCTAGCGCCCAACGCTAGGACTGGTGGGCTTGTGGCGCACCAGTTTCGGTCTTAGTGCTCCAAAACTCTGTTTCTGCGATTAATCCACTGCTCTTTGACTGCTCGACCTGTAACTGAGCCTTCAGTGTATTCGCAGATATCCAAGAACTCGACGCGCCCATCCGAATAGATGGCAAGCCAATCGTCGCAGTCAGGATGCTCGTATTCGTCGTATGATTCGCTGAATTCAGAATTCCTTCCTTCATACGAATATCCTTCAGCAAGGAGATTGTGATGAATATCTTCGTTATACAGGACTGAATTGTCCAATTTTACCTCCTTTATCAAGCCGGATAGTTCCTTCATTATTTCTGTGAAATCATCGAGAGATTTTTCTAGTCTACTCATTTTACTTCTCCTGTTTCGTGGTGAATTGCATAGGTGCAACTGAAACTTTCTGCTTTTTGCTACGATTGGCATGTCCAGTTGCAACGCTGACAAACAATCGCTGTAGTGGCGGCATTTTTGGCTGTTTTCTGAAAATGCTCCTATCTTTGAGTTTTGACTTGTCCATAACGCTACTCCTACTTCTTACGCCAAGAAGCTTCCTCAGCTTCTTTCTTCCGAGCCTTGATTCGGCTCTGATAATCAGCAAAAGTTGTTCCTGTGACAGAACCGTAATCTCCGATGGAATCACCCTTTGCTATTTTGCTCTCAGATCGCGGAAAGTACCGCTTTCCAGGAGGATTGTTCTTAACATATTTGATTTCGATCTTGCCTGACGCAAATGTTTTAACTCTTTTCTTGATTACACTGTAATCCTGATCTATTTCCAATTCCTCACTAGGCTTTTCGCCTGGATCTTTTAATTTGCTGAAATCAACTATAAACGTCTTACGAACAGGGGTGATATTCATATTCGTATGCCCTGATCTTCCAGCATCTATAGGATTTGCTTTCATTTGCCTTAGTCTTGCGCGTGCTTTCGATGACATCATACTCTCCTAGTTAGAAATAGCACAATTGAGCACAGCACCCTTTTCAGGGCACTGTGCTCTGTTTTGCTATCTCAGGCGGATATTTCCTTCCGCCTAAACGACGCAACTGGCCGGTTTTTCTCCCTGGAACTTTTCGCCCTTCGGGGAGAGACTGCCTGGCACCAACTACTTAACCGCTCGGCTCGTCATTTTGCCGGGTTTATTTCGCTATTCGGCTTTGTGGCCTGCGCCGCGGTTTTCTCCGCGGGGAAAATGGATGAAATCAACTCCTTTAAGGGGCGGGAACCGCCCCGAGAAAAAACCCTAGCACGTTCCGGGCAGGAAAGCAAGGGGAACGTATCGGGAACAGTACGGGAACAAAAAGGGAAAATACCATGATTTTGCTGATATATCAGTACTTTCAAAAGTTGATGTCATCCACATTTCAACCATTGATTGATGAATAGTTCAGGGGCACTCGCACTGGAGCGCTCCAGCAGGGCTTGATGAGCCCCACTGTCTAGGTGTCTAGCTGTCTAGCGGCGTTTTCGTTTTTTATCGCGTTTTATCTAGTCCTGAAGATCCAGTTAACCTGCTCTGGATCCCAAGTGTTCTTTCCTTCCAGAAGAACATCCATTAGCTCGCGACACACTCTCAACGACGGGATTATATACACGTATGGCCTCACTCCCGTCTTTGTGACAGGCGCTCTACCATCTCGCACAATAGTAACTCTGGAGCCATTACTGTGCTTTTGGACTTTACCATCTATTACCTGCGGTATTAACTGAACGAATGCTTTTCCAAAAGCGGTCTCGTTCAATTTCGTCCTGTCGCGCACCCATCGAGACTTGCAGAAGTCAATATAAAGAAGTTCCTTGAGAACTCTGCAATTCTCACCATCGAGAATACCTTGAGGAAGCTCACCCGTTGTTAAGTTATTGAGCCACCATTCCTCTACACCAGACATACTTTGTTGCTTCTGATGCAGTAGCTCTTCAGTTACGGGTATCCTTCTCAAGTCCACCGAGCTATAGTCATAATTTAGGAAGTAGTGCAAGAGTGCTGTATTCATACCATTCTCGTACTCTTCGTTCAGCTTCCCGAAATACTCAGTATCCTTGCGATGCGTTGAACTCACATACAGCGCATAAACGCGACGCGCGCTAAATGAGGCGGATACTAACCACTTCGGATTACCTGTAATGAACACATGCAAATAGTTTTGCATCAACATCACAGGCACATGCTTCTCATTCACGGATATTTTCTCGCCCGTTATGAGATCTTTCAACATCTGTTCGTCTCTGCTATTCCCAGACCATCTAGCTTCCTCAATATGCAGAATCAACTTATTCCGCAACTGAGAGTTAAACGATCCGAAAATATGATGCAGATTAGAGGATTTGAAGTAGTAGCTCTTTATCAGTTCGCAAATCTTCTCAACAAAGAAAGACTTGCCAACACCTTCTTCACCTCTAAGAACAACTGCAACTCCAGGTCTATCCTCTGGCTCCTGGAACATTTGCGCCAGAAGCGCAACCAAGTACGTGAAGTGTTCGTCGTTCCCAGAACAGATTACCTCTCTCATAAAATCTAAGAAAGGTTGAACATTACCAGCAACCGGCTGGATATCATATCCTTCCCACAGATTATAGATCCAATCTGGGAGAGGTTCCTCTTGAGGCTTTACTATCTTGAATACCACTTTATTATAGAAGCGCCTCATTCGAGATAGAAACCAGAGTTTTCCGACATTCACACGCTTTTCTTTGCCCTTGTCATCTTCGACAAGGATTGTCATATTCGCGTGCTGAGACATAAAATCCGATTTCTTCATCCAGCTCTTTGAGCCATCTTCTTTTATGTGCAGTATTCTAGCCTGCTCACTCTCACTTACTAGAACATGAGCATAGAACGTATTCATATTACGCACTACCTCATCTTCTGCTACTCCCCAACCATTCTTCTGGAAGAAGATCTCTGGTTGCCGGGTAAACTTTATGAGTCTACCCATTTTCTCTATTTCTTTGTCCATTATACTATCCTCATTTTGTTGCGCCCAGAGGGCTTCTTTCCATGATGGGTCCTTGTATTCTGCTTATTCACAATGTCAAACAGCGCCTCGGCCGGGTCTCTCTCCCAATCGATGCCTCTATTATAACACATTTCCGAAACCACCACAAGGGCTTTCTTTTTTTGAGAAAATGAGTTCTGAATGCTATGAATATCAATCATTGATGAAAATTCATGAAAAGGGTTCCCGCCGGAAACCCTTCGCATTTTCGCGACAAAAGCAAGTTTCGACCTAGACAGCTAGACAGGCAGACACCATGCTTTGAGTATCATGGATCAATCATTGAATGATGGAATTAGACTGCCTTAACCACTCGATCTTTGAGTTCAAGTTCAGCAATCTTCTTTTCCAACTCAGGCAGTGGCATATCAGCAATATTCTCATCTTCTGACTTAGTGATGAGTGTAGTGCTGTCACCCCATTTACCAGGTCGCCCAGCTTTGAGATGCCTGAAGCGCACCTCAACTCTCAATTTGGCACGAGCAATCACATCAGCATCTTGCACTTTAATAGTTTTACCAGATTTAATAATTTCTTTCATATCACGTGCTGCATCATCAGCAATTGATATCACTTCTTCTTCAAATATAGTCAGTCTGTCAGCAATAGCCATATTATACAGCGCTTGGAAATCAGCTTCTGTCTTCAGCCATGCTGAACAGCGGCGCACAGTTGGCATGTGTGAGTCTTTACAAATGTTGATCAATAGCTCACCAGCACTGATCCTCTCACAAATCTCTGTCGCCAACTCTTCAGTGTAATCTATTTGATCCTTAATCTTCTGATTTTCTTTGTACAATTCACGATCAATAGCGTCTTGTTTAGCTTTACGTTGGCGCTCAATCTCAGCATCCAGCTTCTGCTGTTTCTTGAGGCGCTCATAATCTTCTTCCCACATCACCGTGGGACCAGGATCAATGTTATGGATTGGATCAGTCATTTCTGTTGCGCTCCAGTCTGCGGAGTTTCTCCATTAACAACTTGCGCCTTCTATGATGTATCAAAGCCAAGTAATGTTCCACATTTTGGATATGTTTACTATCAGCCAATACTTCCTTAATAGATCTAACCAATTTGGTCTTAAACTGATTTAACTTGCGTTCTTCATCTATTGATTGCGGTTGTTCTATTACTTGAGTCTCAGTACGTCCTTGAATCCAAGCATTTCGCCATATTCTTTGAGCTCGCTCACGGGCCGTTTCAGTTGGAGCTTCGAACATATCACAATTATACTATGAAAATACGGCGAAATTAAGGCTGAATTTCAACAAAAGAAAAAAGTAGTTTACACGGGTTTGCGTTTGTGCTATAGTTCGCCTCCCAGGTAGCAGGAGGTGAGAATGGATACCGCAATCGAAGAACTACTCAAGAAGCGAGTATTCAAATGTAAACAATGCGAAACTG